CGGTGATGGCGGCGCTCATGCAAGGGCAAAGCATCCGCTATGTTTCCCGCGCCTATGACGTACCAAAAACAACAGTGGCTAGTTGGGGCAAGGAATTAGCAGGACTGACGGGGGGTGTCCCGCCTGTACCGGACAAAAAAAAAGAGGAAATTGAAAACTTGCTGATTGATCTCCTCATCGCCAAACTCAAAAGTCAAATCGCCATCGCCGAGCATTCCGGTGATAAAAAGTGGCTGAATACTCAAGATGCCAGCGCCGTCGCCCTACTGGCTGGCGTCAATGATGACAAATTGATTCGCCTCATAGAGAAGTTTGAGAATGGTCAACCTTCATCTGACTCTGCCGAAAATTGATACGGGGCCGTTTCGTTTTGGCGACGCGTCCCGCGCGCGTCCTGGACGCGTCCCGCCTTTGGATCGCTGGCTGCCGCTGGTCACGCCAACCTACCATTGGGATTGGCCCTACTTGGTGCATATCCGCCAACACCTCGACCGCATCACGCGCGGCGAGATTGACCGGCTCATGATCTTTGTCCCGCCCCAGCACGGCAAAAGCTCCTTAGTCACGGTGCGCTATCCCGTTTGGCGGCTAGAACAGAATCCGCGCCTGCGCGTCATCCTGGCTGCCTACAACCAAACCCGCGCCAATGAGTTTAGCCGCGAGGCGCGGCGCTTGGCGGCGCAACGCTTCCCGCTGCATAAGGAACGATCCGCGGTGGAAGAGTGGCAGACGACGGCGGGCGGCAGCGTGCGCGCCGTCGGCGTAGGGTCGGGCGTGACGGGCAGAAGCGGCGACCTCATCCTGATCGACGATCCCACAAAATCGCGTGAGGAGGCCGAAAGCGCAATCTACCGCGACCGTGTTTACGGGTGGTTTCGCAGCGATCTGTATACACGTCTGCAACCCCTATCGGCCCTCGTGCTGATCATGACCCGCTGGCATGAAGATGACCTGGCCGGGCGCATTTTGGCGTCAGAAGATGGCCCCAACTGGACGGTGATTTCACTCCCCGCCGAGGCAGAAGCCGGCGACCCGCTGGGCAGGGCGATAGGGGAGCCGCTCTGTCCAGCCCGCTTCGACCTAGCGGCGCTCCAGCAAATTCGCAGCGTCTTGGGCACATACGCCTATACCAGCTTGTATCAAGGGGCGCCGCTCCCCGCCGGCGGTGGCATGTTCAAGCGCGAATGGTTTGAGATCGTGGAGGCGGCGCCGGCGCAATGTACGCGCGTGCGAGCGTGGGACAAAGCCGGCACCGAGGGCGGCGGCGACTACAGCGCCGGCGCCAAGGTGACGCTGGATGAAAGCAGCGGCCTCTTCTATGTTGAGGATGTGGTACGCGGCCAGTGGAGTGCGCTTGGGCGCGAACGCATCATGCGCCAAACGGCTGAGCTGGACGGCACCGCTGTCGATATTGTTTTAGAGCAGGAACCCGGCAGCGGTGGGCTAGAGAGCGCCCAGGCCAGCATCCGCAACTTGGCCGGCTTCTATGTGACGGCGGAAAAGGTAACAGGCGACAAAGCGACGCGCGCCATGCCGTGGGCTGCCCAATGCGAGGCCGGCAACGTGCGCATCGTGCGCGGGGCGTGGAACGCCGCCTTTTTGGATGAATTGTGCAGTTTTCCCTATGGGGCGCATGATGATCAAGTGGATGCCGGCAGCGCCGCCTTTAACCGGCTGGCCTTGGCGCCGCGCTTGGGCATGGCCTGGGATGAGTAGAGATGGCTGAAAAGTCGCCCGTCAAAGCATTGCCCACAGCACAAAAGCGTGCTACGATGGAAATTAGCTTGACGGTTGTTGTCAGCCGGGCCGATTTGGAGCAAGAACACCGGCTTTTAATGGCCCGCTTGCACATCTTACGCAAACAACTTGGCTATGCGCCGCTGACGCAGAAAGAACAGGCGCGCCAGGCTAAAAAATAGAGTTCATCGCCCTACGGCAAAACCTTACGGCGCAGATCTGGAAACGATCCGGATCTGCGCCGTTGTTTTCCCGCCCGCGACTTGCCAACCTGCAAGTCGCGGGCGGTAGAGATTCAACTTTAGACGCCACGCTTGCTAGCGTGGCATAGAAGTTTGATACCGGTTAGACCACATGAACCGTTTTTCCCTCTTTGATGGGGCCAATCTAGGGACGTTCACCAAAGGCGGCGATCTGTCCAACTGGACGCGCGACGACTTCTTTACCGTCTTTGGCAACTACTACGGGGCCGATGACCCGTCAGCGCGCACGCTGTACGCTGCCGTGGCCTGGCTCTTTGCCTGCGTAAACTTGCGCGCTGACCGCATCAGCAGCTTGCCATGGGCCTTATATCAGGGCGAGCGTAGGCTAATCACCAACGAAGATGATCTAAGCGCCTACGGCTTTCTAGACAATTTCAGCGAGCTGTTAGATCTCACTGAAATGTCGTTATGTCTGTTGGGCTACGCCTACTGGTTTAAGCAGCGCAACGCCCGCAACGCGCCGTTAGGCTTGCGCTGGTTTGCGCCTGAAACGATGCAACCGCTCTATGATCCAACCGTCGGTATTGCCGGTTTTCGCCGCTATCAGAGTGCCACGCCCGCCGCCTTTGCACCCAGCGAGAGCGCAAGCCGCACCTACAGCCCGGATGACATCGTTTATTTCAAGCTGCCCAACCCCTTTAGCGAAGTAGAGCCGGGATCGCCGCCGGCGCAAGCGGCATTGGCTGACGCCCAAGTGCTCCACAACATGAACGACTTTGCGGCCAGCTTTTTTAGCCGCGGCGCCATCAAGGCGACGGTGCTGCAAGTTGACCCGGCGATCAAAGATGCCGAGATGCAAAAGATCGAAGCGTGGTGGAAGCGCTTCTTTAGCGGCATCCGCAAAGCCTGGTCAACGGCGGCCATCCGCGCCAATACGCTGAACGCCGTCGTGGTCGGCGAGGGCATGGAAAGTCTCGCCAATAATGCGCTGACCACGGAGAAGCGCCAGAGCATCGCCACGGCGCTCGGCGTGCCGCATAGCATCATCGCCGCCGATGCCGCCAACTTTGCCACAGCCGAGCAGGACAACATTAATTTCATCTCCAATTGCATCATCCCCGAATCGAAGCTTTTAGAGCGCAGCCTAAACCGCCAACTCTTCAGCCCGGCAGGGCTACGCCTCAAGTTTGAGGCCGAGCGGCTCTTGGCCATGCAGGATGACAAAGCGCAGCGCGCCCAATCCTACAGCCTCTATGTCAACGCCAAGATGCCGCCCAGCATCGCCGCCCAAGTCGCCGGCATCGAATTGCCGGAAGGCGTGACCTATGACGACCTCGACGCCGAATTAGAACTGCAACAGCAATTGCAAGAGGCGCGCCTAGAAGGCCACCGGCAAGCGCAGATCGAAAACCAAGACAAACCGCAGGCAATGCTGCCGGGGCCTACTGAACCGCCCCAAGACGCCCAGCCTGGGAAAATCTCACCCTTTTTTTCCGCCCCACCTGGCGGAAAAAAAGGGGAACAAAAGAGCGCGGAGATCCGCAAGCTACAGCGCTGGGCCAAAGGCAAAAAGACGCCCGATGTGGACCGATTCCAAAGCAGCATCCTGAGCCGCGAGGAGAAACTCGCCGCTTTACAGGGGGCCGCAGTTGTGGAGAGTGCGCCCTTTCCTTATCCCTGAGCGCATTACGCCCGATTGGTACAAGGCCATGGTGCTACAGCTCGACCCTGGCGACGACGAAGAGCAAAAGATCCGAATGGAAGTGGAACGCCAGTTTAGCGACGAATTGAATAGCGCCCTGCGTGGCCAGATGAATGACCTAATCCCGCCCACGGCGTCTGACGCCGATGTGCGGGCGGCGCCTGTGCGCGTGGGGCAGACATCCGGGCCGGTGCGCGATGTCTTACGCCGGCATCTGTTGAGCGGCGCCGATCTGGGCGTGAGCGTGAGCTTTGACACCTTGCAAAATGTCGGCCTGGGCTTTGACTGGACATTGGCGCATACCCACGCCGCCCAGTGGGCGAGTCGCTATAGCTATGACCTCGTGAGCCAGATCAACGACACCACTAAAGCCCAATTGCAGACCGCCGTAGACGAGTGGTTTACGAACCCCGACAGCCTGGGCAAATTGCGCCAGCAACTGGAGCCGACCTTTGGCGCCCGGCGCGCGCAATTGATCGCCCAGACCGAAACCACGCGGGCGGCCTATGAGGGCAACATGCTGGGCTTTGAAGAGTCTGGCGTGGTCGAGGAATCCGAATGGGTAACGGTCAATGATGAGCGCGTTTGTCCAACGTGCGGCCCATTGGATGGCCAACGCGCGCCCCTGCGCGGCACCTTCCCCGGCGGCATAGACGTGCCGGCACATCCCGGCTGTAGATGCTTTGTGCGGCCAGTGATCGTTTCCGCCAAATTCCGACCCACATGGTCGGAATTTGGGCGCAATTCAGAGGAACCGAAATAATGCCAACCTACACGATTGTCGGCGGCGGAGACGTCCAAAAGAAGCTGGGCGCGGTCAAGGCCATGCAGACCTATGTGCCGCCGCTGCAGCGCAGCGTCTTGCGCTTGCAGCGGTCGATGCAAGTCTATCCGCCGGCGCCGGCGCACAGCAGCTATGTGCGTACCGGCAGCTATGGCAAACGCTGGACGACCCATGTAGACGTGGGCAGCCATCAATTAGTGGGCACCGTGGGCAACAACATTGAGTACGGCCCCTTTGTGGGGAGCAGCCAATTTCAAACAGCGCAGCACGCGGCAACCGGCTGGGGCACCGACGCCCAGGCATTGGCCGACAACACGCCGGCAATCCTCGCTGATTTTCAGGCAGCAGCCGACCGGGCGCTGGCGAGTTAAATCACGCCCAAAGCGGAAAAGGGGGAAATATGCCAAGCCAAACGCAAGTAAAAGCAGAGTTAAGTCTGGACGACCGCGCCGATCTGGTCAGCGATGCCGTGGAAGAACTGTTAGGCATCCCCGATCCTGATGACGCCATGCCCATGGGCTATGAGGCGCCAGAGACAGACAACGACCTAGACGACGCCGATATGCAGCGCTGTGTCGATGTCTTTGACGACTATGTGATCATTTGCACCGATAACGCCTATTGGCAAGCGGCGTATACGCTCGACACCACCACCGGCGCCGTCGTCATCGCGCCGCGTGACCAGTGGACGCAAGTAGAACAGCAATGGCAGCCGGCGCCCTCTGTTGACGGCGAAAAATCGGCATCCCGCCCACGCACAAACATTGTCTCGATCAAGTATTTGACGCCCGACACCGCCACGGTCGCCGGCTACGGGGTAATCTTTGGCGGCGCCGATCTGGAGGGCGAATCATTCAGCCCTCAGACCGACTTCATGCTGGATCTGGCGCCGGTCAAGCTGATCTTTTATGACCACACGCTGGGCGATGTCAAACACCAGATCGGGCACACGATCAAAGTGGAACCTGACGCCAATGGCCTGTGGGTAGAGGCCGAATTAGACCGCCACAAAGCCTATGTCGATCTGGTACTGCAATTGGTCGAGCAAGGCGCCCTTGGATGGTCTAGCGGCAGCGTGGGCCATCTGACGCGGCGCGCCGGCAAGTCTATAACCCAATGGCCGATTGTCGAATTGAGCCTGACGCCCACGCCGGCAGAACCGCGTACGCTGGGCGTCGAGGTGATCAAGGCATTGGCGGCCAGCAATCCAACGCTTTTGATGCTCTTGCCGGAGGCGGCCCGTAAAACCGCGGTGCAGGGCGTGAGAGATAACGCAATAGACGCCACGCTAGCAAGCGTGGCATGTAAAGTTGAGCCGCCCATCGACGACGCCATGCCAGCTGGCATGGCATTTGACATGGCGGCGATCAATAGAGTGGAACCCGTTGAGGAACAACAGGAGCAAAACAGAATGGCAGAGGATAGCAAATCAGATGTCAATGCCATCGTCAAAGGAGCAGTAGACGCCGCATTGGCGCCCCTTCTCAAAGCGTTTGACCGGCTGCCGGTCAACGATGCCGGCATTGCGCTGCCGATGGTCAATGGCAAAACAAAGCTGGGCGATGACGAGATCAAAGCGCACATGCACTATATCCGCACCAATGACGACGGCGGCATTAGACACCTCAAGGCATCCAACAACAACCCGATGAGCGAAGGCACGCCCGCCAACGGCGGCTATGCGGTGCCCACCACCATGTACAACCAGATCATTGCTAAGGTGCGTGAGGATGCGCTCTACCCGAAATTGGGCGTGCAAATGATCCCCGGCAAAGGGCTCACCGTCAATGTGCCGATTGAAGGCGCCAAGGACGGCGCCTTTATTTTGACAGGTGAAGGCGCGACCACCGACCGCGACAGCCCGGTGCTGGGCCAGGCGCCGATGACCTTGGCCAAGTACACCAAACGCATCGAACTCAGTTGGGAACTGATGGAAGATGAGGACGCCGGGCTGATGACCTTCCTGGCGAACTTTGTGGGCTTGGGCATGGCGAAAACGCACAACACCTTACTTGTCACCGAGGCGCTGGCGAATGGCACGCTGGGGACAGCCTGGGGCAACCCAATTGTGGCCGGCAACATTCCATCGCTGGTCTATGCACTGCCGCAGGGCTATGAGGATGGCGCCGCGTGGGTGCTCAAAAAGAGCGTCGAAGGCGTGATCCGCGGCTTTACCGGCAACTATTTCCAGTTTATCCCGACGCCTGTCGATGGCGCCGCCGCCCTCTCTCGGCGCGAGCTGTTTGGCTTCCCGCTCTATAACAGCGAGGCCATGCCGACCAATGCGGCGTCGGCTAAGGTGTCGCTGTTTGGCAATTTCCGCTATATGGGGATGCGCCTGGCGCCCGATATTACCTATCTCAATGACCCCTACAGCGGCGCCATTACCGGCCAGCTACGCCAACATTATTGGTTCAGGACGGTTTACAAAGTTTTGCAAGCGGAAGCAATTTTGTATGGACAAATGGGGACTTAATGATTGATCGGATTTGGCTGCTGATCTTTACGCCGACCTATGACAAGCTGCTGCGCCACGAAACGGTTGCGAGTCTCGTGGCGCAGCAAACGCGCCATTGGCTGACGTGGGAGATTGGCCGCCAGAACCCGTACCCAACGGGTTCCCAGGGCCGCGACATGCGCAATGTGCTGGCACAGTACAACTATGCCAGGGAGATGTGTTTAAGCGGCCCTTACGACGCCCTGTTGACCGTAGAGCACGACATGGTGCTGCCGCCTCATGCCGTGCAAGCCTTATGCGATACGCCGGCGCCGGTTGTCTATGGCACGTACACGCTGCGGCATGGCGGTCAAGTCATCAACGCTTGGCAGTATATCGGCCAACAAGGGCTGGGGATGAGCCTAAATCGCTATCCTGACGAGTTACGCGCTTTGGCGCGGGCGGGCGTGGGGCGCGTCAGCGGTGTCGGTTTCGGCTGCACGCTTTTACGCCGGCAGGTCTTGGAGCGCGTGCCCTTTCGCAGCGACACCGGCAACCATGCGCCCGACATGCCCTTTGCGCTCGATTGCGTGCGGCTGGGCATCACCCAGCTCGCGCGCTTTGATGTACGGTGCGGCCATATTCATGAGGGGGTCATTTTGGAACAAGAGCAAAGAGGCCCAACGGCCAAAGTTAAAGTCAAACAAGCGGTCAACATCCTGCTCGACGGCGGCGGCGTGAGCCTGATGGAGGGCGACGAGCTCGAATTGCCCATCGACCAGGCGATGCAACTGGCGGATTTGGGCCATGTGGACATGGTGGCAGCTGCGCCGGCAACTGCCGCGCCCGCCCTGCAGGAAACAGAAACGCAGGACGGGAACCCTCAGGGTGCGGCCGTGCCGAAGCGCAGCGCCAAAAAGAACGGCGAATAATGGCCTTTCTGCAAGTGCTGACGCGCTGTTATCGCAGGCCACGGATGCTCTGGCGCAACATCAAGAGCCTCGAGGCGCAAAGCGACAACGACTACATCCAGTCCTTCTTGGTGGACGGCGAGGGGCGCGGCGTCGGGGCAGCGCAGGCGTCCCTTGCCAACTTTGCCGCCTATGTGCGCGGTCAGTACATCTGGATCTTAGACGACGATGATCATTGTATCGACATCCAGCTCATCGCCGACCTGAAGAGTATCGCCGGCGCGCACAATCCCGACGTGATCATGGTACGCATGGATCATGGCGGCCCAGGGGCGCCGCGCATCCTGCCGGATGACGGGCATTGGCCGGGAACCCAGGCCGACTGGAAGTCGGCTAGGGTGCGACCTGTACTCAGCTATGCCGGTTGCAGCGCTTATGTGGTGCGTCGCGCGGTGTGGCAGCGCCACGCCGGCGCCTTTGGATCGGCGCGCTATACCAGCGATTTTGATTTTATCGACGCCGTTTTTGCGGATGACCCGGCTGTCTATTGGCATAACGTTATAGCCTCACAGGTGCAATGGATCGGACTAGGGCGCCCAGAATAAATGACTACTGCTTTGCGCCAACATGCGCAAAGCAGGAGGGAAACAATGACCGCCTACGCTCAACTCGCCGACCTAAAGCTAACCCTGAAGATCGCGCCCTCCGACACCGGCGACGATACGCTTTTACAAAACGCGCTCGATAACGCCAGCGCCATCATCGACGACTTCTGTAATCGCACCTTTGCGGCAGAGGCCGATGCGACGATCTATCACGATGCCGTCAAAAACGTCGATGGGCGCACGCTTTGGCTCAACGGCGAATTGTGCCAATTGACCTCCGTTGTCAATGGCGACGGCACGCCTATAGCGCCCACGGCGATAGTGACGCAGCCCTCCTATCTGCCGCCGTACTTTGGCTTGGTGCTCAAACTGAGCAGCGGGCTGATTTGGAATTGGGAAGAGGATACGGAAAACGCCATCGCCGTCGCCGGGCGCTGGGCCTACAGCGTCACGCCGCCCTTGGCGATTGTGCAGGCAACGCTGCGCTTTTCGGCCTGGCTCTACCGGCAGCCGGCCAACGCGCTCGACCTCGACCGTACCCTGATCATCGGCAACACGACGCTGACGCCGGCGACGATCCCCAGCGACCTGATGGCGATCCTGGCGCCCTACCGAAAGAAATTGACCTGATGGCCTACACGACTTTGGCGGCATTGGTTGCCACCGTATCAGCGCTGCCGGTGCCGGGCATCAAAAAGGCTGTGCCCTATCGCCCGCGCATCATCAACCCCACCGATTTGCCATTGCTTTATACGCGGCTACCGCATCCGAGCAACGACACGTCAACGCTGACCTACGGCCAAGGGCTACACCGGGCGACGCTGGAAATTGTGGTGTTTAGCCAGCTGCTCAACCTGGATAAGCAAGACGCCAACGACGCGCTGACGGTGCAGCTGATGGACAGTTTGACCGCGACGCTGGAAAGCAATGCGGCGGCGCTGGGCATGGATGCCTACACGCTGAAAACAGAAGAGGACACGATCGACGCCGGCGCCACGCCGGTGCAAGCGATCCTGGCAACCGTGGAGGTATCAGGATGATGGCGGTTAAGGGCACATTGGCGCGTATGTATGTGGATCAGTGGGATCTGTCGGGCGAAACATCGGACATCAACGTGACCAATGCCATCGCCAATCAGGAATCGACCGTATTACCTTCGACGGCGGCCAACTTTACGGCGCTCTTGCCCAATAGCAAGCTGGTGCAAAATGGCTATATCAACCAAGTCAAGACGCCCGGTTCCTTTGAAACCGAGCTTTGGAACCGGCTGGGCGTCATGGGCTGCTATGTGGCTGCCGTGATTGGCATCGATAATCCGAATTGTCCCTGCTATGTACTCGACAACACCTTTGGCGCCAGTATGGAGATCATGGCGCCGATCAAGGGCCTGTTAACGCTAAAGGGCAGCTGGGGCGAGGGCAACGGCGGCCATCGTGGCTATCGGGTCTATGACGGCATTGCCAACGCCACCGGCCCCCAGGCGGCGGCTGATTTTGTGGCTGCCGGCGCCAATGGCGGCGAAGCCTATTTGTTTGTGCAAGCCATCACCGGCACCGCCACGAACGCCACGATCACGGTTGCCTCAAGCACCACCGCCGGCGGCACCTATACCACCCTCGCGACCTTCACGATCTCCGCCGCTGGCAGCTACAAGCTGACCTGGGCCGGCGTCACCAATGAATTTATCCGCGCCAACGTAACCAGTTTGGGCGGCGCAACTGCCCTTGATTTCGCCCTGGTCGTTTGTGTGCCGGGCGTCACTGAATAAGTTGGCGCCGC